AGCCGCGCACCGGCAGGGGCGAGTTGGAACTGATCGAGGCGATCCATCCCGACACGGTTTCAATGTTCAAATCGGGGCGGGGCCGCTGGTTCGATTTTGAGGACGGGGCAGGCATCAGGCGTCGGGTGCCGTCGCGGTCAATGGTGCCGCTGCGTTACATGCCAAACGATGGCTGGACCGGGCGCAGCCCGATCGAGGTTGCGGGGGAAAGTTTCGGCCTGGCGTTGGCGGGTCAGGAAGCGGCGGCGCGCACGGCATCAGGCACCACCATGCGGGCGGTGATCAAGATGCGGGACGCCTATGAAACGGATGAGGAGTACCGCCGCAATGGACGGCGCATCCGCAATGCGCTGACGGACCCTGAGAACGAGGGCTTTCCGATTATCGGCGCTGATGAAAGTATCGAAAGCCTGGACCTGTCTGCAGCGGATCAGGAATTGCTGGCGTCCCGCAAGTTCGATCGCGAACAGATTGCCGCTGTTTACCGGATGCCGCCCAGCAAGTTGCAGATGCTGGAATATGGCGTGAAGGCCAACGGCGAACAGCAAGCCCTGGACTATCGCACCGACTGTCTCCTGCATTGGTCAATTCCGGTCGAGGCTGAGTTCGGCATGGGTCTGCTGACCGAAGCTGAGCGGCGCGCCGGTCTGTTCTTTCGCCATGACTTCGACGCGCTGATCCAGGCCACCACAAAAGAAAAATACGACGCCTGGACCAAGGCAGTTGGCGGGCCGATCGCAACCGCGAACACCGCGCAGCGCAAACTGAACCTGCCAATCACAGATGGCCCCGACGACGACAAACTGAACCCTGCGTCCAACATGACGCGCGAAGAAACCAAGACAGAGGAATAAGCCATGGCCCGCCGGAAAATCGGACAGCTGCTGCAATCCTGCGCGATGGCGCTGGCCCGTGATGGCGGCGAAGCCTTGCTTGCTATGGACGTTCCGCAGGCGATGATCGAGGCGGCGGGTGGAAATGCCGTCACCATCGAACCTGGTGAGAGGTTCGCCATCCAAAGGGGGCTGGCGGTGGTGCCAGTGCGCGGGCTGCTGACCCCGAATATGTTCATGTTTGAGCGTTACATGGGCTGGACTACCTATCAGGGTCTTGAGCAGACCATGGCGGCGCTGACATCAGACGAAGAATGTGCCGCAATCGTGCTCGACATGGACACACCCGGCGGCATGGTGCGCGGGATCGACGGCGCGGCACAGGCAATTGCAGCAGCGGCAGCGGTTAAACCGGTGCATGTGCTGGTCAATCCGCTGTCCGCATCGGCAGGGTACTGGCTGGCCTCACAGGGGCGCGACATCACCTGCACGCCGGGTTCCGAGCTGGGGTCGATCGGCGTTCGTTTGGTTGCTACGTCGCCGCAGGATACGGACAACTGGGGCGACCGCTGGTTCGAAATTTCGTCAACACATGCGCGCGCAAAAAATCCTGACGCTGCAACCGAGGAAGGCATGGCCGAATTGCGCCGCGCGCTGGACGAAACCGAAGCCCTGTTTCACGCAGCAGTAGCTGCCGGTCGCGGTATTGATCCGGCTGGTTTGGCGGCGCAGTTGTCGGTCACCGATGATCCTAAAGACGGGGGAGCGCTTTTCTATCCTGACGCTGCCATCGCGCGCGGGTTGGCCGACAGCATTGAAAACCGGGATGCATTCTATGCCCGCCTGATGGCGCAATATGCGCCGGTGAACCGCCCGCAGTCCCGTGCCTATGCCGCTCAAGCTGCGGCGGCACGCGCCCGCGCGGCCCTCTGACACCAACACAACCGGTGTAATCGACCTGTCCATCGCGGCGGGATTTTTGTGCTGCGCAAGCGGTACGTTTTCCAATGGAGTTTGGAACATGAGCAAGAAAGACTTGAACGATCTGCGCCGCGAACGCAGTGCGGCGGCAGATCAGATGCAGACCTGCGCGGATGCAATTTCCGCCATCGAGGACGCCACCGGCGACATCGACGAAACGAAGCTGGCAGCAGCCGTTGCGGCATTTGAAGCGGCGAAAAAGGACCATGCCGCGCTGGATGCCAAGGTGAAGCGGGGCGAGGAAGTCGAGGCCGCGCAGGCCACGGCGGCACAATCAGAAGCGGGTTCTACCGCGACTGGTGCGCCCGTTCCTGCCGTGGCCAAAGACCCTGCGCACAAGGGTGTTGAATTTGGTTTCATGGCGCATGCGCTGGCCAGCCATGGCTGCGACAAGGCCCGCGCAGCAAAGGCGCTTGAGGACGCGGGCCACAGCGGTATTTCCGCAGCGCTTTCCGGCGCGACGGACGGGGCCGGAGGCGTGACCATTCCGCGCGCCCAGGCCGACGAGGTGATCGAACTGCTGCGCCCGCGCGTGACGGTCATGGCGTCCGGTGCCCGCACGATCGACATGCCCGCAGGCGAAGTTCGGAACGCCCGTCAGGCAACCAGCGCGACGGCAAGCTACGGGGCAGAGAACTTCGCCACGGAGGAAAGCGAGCCGACCTTCGATAAGGTCGATCAGAACTTCAAGACGCTGCGGTCCCTTGTGCCGGTCGGCAACGCCCTGCTGCGTCACAGCAGCGCTGCAATTGCCCAGTTGGTGCGCGACGACATGCTTGATGTGATGGGCCTGCGCAAAGACCTGGCGTTCCTGCGCGGCGACGGGTCGAGCAACACACCCACAGGTCTGGGTGGCTGGGTGCTGGCCGGTCACACGCAGACGGCGGTCGCGAACGGTGCTGCCGTGGTTGAGGCCGCTCTGCGGCGCATGGTGTCCAAGGTTCAGGATGCAGATGTGGCAATGATTTCGCCCGGCTGGATCATGCGCGCATCTGTACGCAACTTCCTCGCCAGCCTGCGGGAACCGACGCACGGATCGTATCTGTTTCCCTCGATCGACCAGAACAACACGTTGCTGGGCTATCCGATCAAGACAACTTCGCAACTGCCTGACAACCTGGGTGTCGGTGGTGACGAAAGCGAGGTCTTCTTTGCTGACTTCAATGAAATGCTGGTCGGTGACAGCATGGTGCTGATGCTGGCTGCATCGCAGGAAGCGGCCTATGTGGACACCAACGGGGACACCATTTCCGCATACCAGAATGATCTGACGCTGATGCGGGCAATCGAAGAACACGATTTCGCGCCACGGCACGATGAAGCGATCGCGATGCTGACCGGTGTCGATTGGGGTCTGTAACCCGGACCTGAAATCTTAGCGCAGCCAGTGCTGCGAAGTGGTTGGGCGGGAGAATTCGCCCAGCATATCCCCAAATATCAGATCCTCGAAAGGAAACGAAATGAGCAAGGTCATCCTTGAATTTACCAAGGGGCACGGTCCCTATGTCAAAGGCGATATTGCCGGGTTCGACCCGGAGAAAGCAGCCAGGCTGAAATCCGTCACCAAGCCCTATGACGCTTCAAAGTCCAAAACGTCAGTTGATCTGAAACCGTCGACCGACGCTGCCGAGGTCGAGAAGATGGTCAAGGATGCGAAAATCAAGCTGCAAGCCGAGGCCGACAAGCTGGACGCCCGCGCGAAGGCGCTTGATGACCGGGAAAAAGAGCTGGCCAAACTGGCAGAAACTGCGCAGGCCAAGACGGGAAGCGACGGCGGTTCCGAACCTGCGACCAAGGAACCGGAAAAGGCCACCAAAGGTGAGCCGCCCGCGCAGGGTTCGGCCAAAGCCAAGACCGGCAAATAAGGGCCAGCCAGATGAAAAACCTCACGGCAACCGCAGTGACACAGGTCACGGTGGCGGATTTCAAGCGGTCGGTTCATATCCTTGAAACGGAAGCCGACGATGATGTCCTGATCGCTGACCTGATCGCCGTAGCGGTTGCCGTGGTGGAAGACGGCACAGCGCACCCGATGGCTGCGGCTGATTACGAGTTTTCTTTGCCCGGCGGGCGCTGGTGCCAGTGGTGGTTCCCGGTGCGCCCGGTGAACAGCCTGACCAGTGTAGAGGTGCAAGGCAGCGATGGTGAATGGTCGCCGCTGGACCTTGAAGATGCCTATGTGCTGACCGAATACGATGAACCGCGTCTGGTTGTGGGTGAGGCGCTGGCGGCCGAAATTTGCACGGCGCGGGCCGCACGCGTGACTGCATCTGTCGGCGGTGCGCCGGTACGGCAGCAGCGTCAGGCGATTTTGATGATGGTGCGAGAATGGTTCAATGCGGGAATTTCCGCAGATGAAGCGGAAAAGGTTGAACTGACCTTCGCCATCCGGAACCTGATGGATCAATGCCGCTACAGGCGTCCACGGGTCACGGGCTGAACGATGGCCCGCCGGAACACCCTTATCACATTCCTGCGCGCGCCGCGCGTGGACAGCGGCCTGCGGTCGGAGGCCGGAGCTTTCGCGCCTTTGCACCAGACCTGGGCGGAAAAAACAGATGTGTCTGATGCTGAGCGGATCGCGGCGGCGCAGGTAACGGCGGAACTGTCTGCGCGGTTTGTCGTCAAATGGACGCAGGCCAATGCTGGTGTGACTGGCGCCGACATCATCCAAATCGGCAGCGGTGCGGGGGCAAGGTACTTTGCGATCACGGGTTCCAAGGAAGTCGGGTTCCGTGACCAGCTGGAATTCAGTACCCAGGAACGGGATCAACCATGAGCCTGACCTACGGGCTTGAAGGTTTTAGCGAACTTGAAAAGACGTTGGAGGCTTTGAAGCCTGCAACGGGCAAGGCGGCGATCCGCCGGTCGATTAAGGCTGCAGCGCAGCCGATGGCGGACCTGATGCAAGGTGCTGCTCCGGTCGATGATGGTGACCTGCAGGCATCCATCGCGATCAGCACAAGACTGGACAAGCGCCAGGCGGGTCTGCACCGCAAAATGTTCCGTGACGACCGGGCAGCGGTCGAGGTGTTTGTCGGGCCGTCCTATGACCTGGGGGCAGGCGGGCGGCATGGGCATCTGCAAGAATTCGGCACGGCGCACCATGCACCGCAGCCGTTCGTGCGTCCTGCATGGGATCAGGATCGCGAGGCACTTCTAGAGCGGCTGTCGGATCAGATGTGGAATGAAATTCAAAAGACATTAGCCCGCGCCGCGCGCAGGGCTGCGAAAGGGCGGTCATGAAAAGCGACTTGCGCAGCCTTATCCAGAGTGACGCGCAGATCGCCGCGCTTGCCAGTGTTGATTGGAACGCGCGGGCGCAAGGCGCGACCGGTCCAGCGATTGTGCTGCACCAGATTTCAGGCGCGGAAGGTGTGACGCAAAAGGGATCTGACGCTGTTTTTCAGGGCCGGGTGCAGGCGGATTGCTTTGCCGCTTCATACACAGATGCAGAGGCCCTGCGCGGTCACCTGGTGCGGCTGTTGCATGGGTATCGTGGCGGGGGATTTCTGGGCGTCTTTCACGCCGCGACCCGCGAGGGGCGCGAAAACGACGCGGAAAAGGAATTCCGCATTTCTTTGGATTTCATGGTTCATCACAGGAGCGAATGACATGAGCAGTACAGGTGTAACACTTGGCTATGGGCTGACGGTCGAAATCGGGCGCGGGGAGGTTCCGACTTGGACAGAGATTGTCGGTGTGGGTGATGTGGACTTTCCGACCGGCGAAGCGGACGAGGTGGACGTGACGCACATGAAGTCACCCAGCCGCACAAAGGAATATATTGCGGGGTTGGACGATAACGGCGTCGTGACAATCCCGCATCACTGGGTGCAGGGGTCGGACACGGACACGTTGCTTACCGAACTGAAAGAAAGCCGCGAAATCATTCAGATCAGGTTCACCACGCCTGAGGTCGGGGCCACGCCGGAAACCTACGCCGGGTTCCTCAAGTCCTACAAGCGGTCTGCACCGATTGAAGACAAGATGATGGCTGATGCAGAATTCCGCATCAACGGTCTGGTGGTGGCATGAGCGCCGCGCGCGGTGTGATTGCCTGCAAGATCAGCGGCGTCAATCTGAACCTGGTCTGTGATTACAACACGCTCTGCCGGATCGAGGAGAAAGACCCGCGATCTGCGCTTGAGGTGTTCGAAGCCTGTGACACGTCCGAGGGGGCAGTGCCGCGTTTCTCGGACATTCGGCTGTTGTTGTGGGCGATGGCGCAAGCGGAGCAACCCGAACTGGACCTTGAGCAGATCGGGCGGTTGATCGGCAATGACGTGGAAGCGGCAATGCTTGAAATCGGGCGGGCGTTCGATGCTGCCATGCCAGAGGCAGACCCGCAAAAAAAAACCGGCAAGGCGAAGGCGAAGGCGAAAAAACCGCGCCGCGAAAGGTCGAAAGCTACCTGAGAGCCTACGTTGCGGCGGGCTTCGACCCGGCGCATTTCTGGCGTCTGCTGCCCCGCGACTACGTGATCCACATGCAGGGGGCGGCAGACCGTGCAGATCGCGAATACCGGCAGGCGGTCGGGATCGCACACCTTCAGGCGCATCTGTCGCGCGCCAAGAAAATCCCGCCGCTGCGCAACCTCCTGCGCCGGAAAGAGAAATCAACACCCGCTGAAATCCGCGCAAACCTTCGCGCGATGTCGCAATCCCTGCCTAAAAGGAAATGGTCTGAATGGCTCAATCAGTCGTAGGTGCATTGCGGGTCAACCTGGGCCTTGACAGTGCTCAGTTTCAAAACGGTCTGGGCAGAGCGCAGGGGGCGCTGGGTCGGTTTTCGCAACGGGCGAAACTTGCCCTTGCCGCTGCCGCTGCCGCTGCGGTCGCTGCGGTCACGGCCCTGACAAAGCGGTCCATGACGTTCGTGGATCAGCAGGCCAAGGTTGCGCGAACGATTGATGGCTCGATCGACGGCTTGCGCGCCTTGCAGTTGGCAGCTGGTGACGCCGGGGTCGCACAGTCGGACCTGAATAAATCCATGCAGATGATCGGTGCGCGGCTGGTCGAGGCGCAGGTTAAAGGCGGTGCAACGGCGGATGCCCTGAAACGGCTGGGCCTGAACGCTGCCGAATTATCCAGGATGGATGCGGACGAGCGGTTGGCGACAATGGCAGATCGCGTCAAGGAACTTGGGCTTTCGTCGGGTCAGGCCACGCAATTCCTGATGGATATGGGGGTCCGTTCCAAGGAAATGGCGTTGCTCCTGACCGGCGGCGGTGACGCAATCCGGGCTGCACGGCAGGAAATTCAGGATCTGGGTTTGTCCATGTCGGCGGTGGATGCGGCAAACGATGCCATGAGCCGCATTGGCGTCGGCATTGAGGCTCTGGGGCAGCGCCTGGCGGTCACATTCGCGCCCATGCTGGAACGGATGGCAGAAGGCTTTACAGCGTCCATGCGCGAAGGTGGTGCGCTGCGCCTGGTGCTGGATGGCCTTGGCGTGGTGATCGAGCGGGTTGCATCCTATGCGGTCACATTCGGGGCGTACATGGGTGCGCGCTACGTCGCTGCGCTGGGGATGGCGGCTGTTTCAACTGGTGGATTGTCGGCGGCATTGACAGTGTTGCGCGGTGCTTTGATCCGAACGGGTTTGGGTGCGCTGATTGTCCTGGCTGGGGAACTCGCGTTCCGGCTGTCGAAGCTGATTGAGAGGGTCGGTGGTTTCGGAAACGCGATGTCCCTGATGGGCGCTGTTGCCGCTGAGGTTTGGCAGCGGGTTGGGGATGGCGCGGATTATGTCAGGTCTGCAGTTGTGGTCATGGCATCAGGCATGACGGCGGCATTTTATGGCG